TGGAAATATAATACCAGCATTGAATTCATCTACTACCTCTTTAGTAATTGGTATTTTATTACCGTCATCATCAAACAAGTTCCAGTCAGCAATAAGTTTCCAAATTAAGAACTTAGCACTTTCAATACTATCATTTTTTATCTCTGCTAATTTCATTTGGTCATACCAAGGTAATCTATGTTTTATTTTTATAACTAGATCAGAATTTGGTATTTTAACTTCTGTATATTCTTGTATTTCTTTTATGTTCATTTTAGTAAGCTGTACCAGCTGTTTTATTTACTAATGATATTTCAATTGCTGAACCATCACTTGAATCATATAATACTTCAAATGTCTGTGTATCAAAGATAAGTGAATCAACCTCCAAGTTCTCTTCGTTTGTTGTTAACTTAACCTTATGGAATTTAACAGATAAGCTCTCATGTGTTCCTGCTGTTGTCATCTCTTCTCCAGTAGAAATCATTGTAATAGCTTGTTTGGTTGAATTTAACCATGCAAGATGTTGTTCAGGTGTTTCAAATAATCTTCTTGTTGTTACTTCAGCTTCTCTTGTTTGAGGTAATAATTGTAATGGGTCTTTAGAACCACTTGCAGAAGCATCTAATAGATTATTCTTTAATGTGAATGCAAAGCTGTACATTCCTGTTGCTGTTGATTTTGCACCAGCATTTGTAGTTGCACTTGTACTATCAGCTCCTACTCCGATTAAAGTATCTCCTAAGAAGAAAGGGTCAACTATTCCTGTATAACTTGGAGTCTGTGCCTTTAAGTAAACTCTATTTCCAATAGCTCCAGTTATTGCTGTGGAAGCAAATGTTAATGTTTCTCCATCTGCATCAACTGTCAATAATGTTAAATCTACTCCATTTCCGTCATCTCCAACAACTGTTATAACATCACCAGCTACTAATCCAGCTGTTGGCTTTAAATCATAAGCACTTGATAATTTAAGAGATGTTACTGAGCCAGATAAGGCTTCTTTCAATGCACTTGCAGAGAATTGACCAGTTGCTTTAACAGAAGCAGTAACTTGCATCTTTTGATCAACGAATTCTAATTTAAGTTGGTCTGCTTTTACTCCAAAATATCTTTGTGCGTAAGGTCCTTTTTGTATTTCAATAGTATAGCTCTTTGGACTTCCTACTGTAAAAGGATGTGTGTATCCATCGCTATCTCCTGTTGTTGAACCTTTAAGATAAGTCATGTTTAATAAATGACCGAGGTTATCTCCGTCTGAATATATTACTATATCTCCTTCGTGTTTTCTATCTCCTAATAATAGGTCATCACTTTTCCAGTCTAATCCTTTCATTCTTCTGTCAGCATTGTAATTAAGCATTGACTTAATTGATTCGCTTACTAATGGACAAAATGTTGTTGGTTTTAATGCTACTCCTGCAGTAACTTCTGGTATCATTGCTAAGTAGCTTTTGCTTCCTAAATAATTCATGTTAGTTTAATTTATTTTTATCTTCTGTTATTAATTCTTTTGGCGGAGTAATCTTTACCTTTTCCACCTTTTCAAAATTACTGTTATTAATATCTACTTCTGTCAATACCTCTTCTCCTGCTTTTACTAATCCAACTTGTGGTACGAATAGGTCTAATTTACTTATGTTTTTATATTTATTCTTCATGTTTTTAATTTTAATAATTATTTACTAGGTCAACTACATGTATTTCAAATGTTGCGAATAAGAATGCTCCTGACTTGATAGATGTATCTAATATTACTGGTATTACTCTTGTAAAAGCACATTCTCCGTTTAAATTTACATCTGTATCAAATGCTTCCATAATCTTATCTATTGCGAGGACCATTGCATCAGTGGCTTCTTCTTTTGTCTTTCCTCCTTCATCTACTTCTTGGTAAAGATCTATATTAAATATGAACTCTCTTTGATTCCTTGCTGTGTCAGAGAATTCTCCCTCTCCTCCTGATATTCTTATGTTTGCTGAAGGATAACCTTGGAATTGACCCTCTGTAAAATCATGAACTTCGTAAAGAATACTTTTTGCAGGACTTCCTCCATCATTTATTGCTTCTAACTTTGTCTTTATAACAGTTCTTAAATTGTCGTATGTTTGTCTGCTCATTATATTTTCTTTAAAATATTATCTGCTGCTTGGCTAAAATACTTTGTTATGTATGGTATAGCTTTATTAATTGCGTTTGTCATAAATGGATTAGGAGAAGTTCCAGGATGATTTACTTTATTAAATACTCCGAATCCCTTCCTAACGCTTCCTAATCCTCCCTTATGTCCAGGATAACCGATGTTCTTTGGTAATATTACATGTGGTCTTGTTCCCTCATGTACATATAACGAATACTTCGCTTTTGATTCTACTGTTCCTTTTAAAGGTTCTAATCTTGTTTCTATCATTTGTCTTAGCTTTCCAGTATCTGCTGGAGCTATTCTCTGTGCTATGCTTTGTATCTTTATTGATGACTTCTTAATCGCATTATTTATTTCTTGCAGTGCTATTATTGGTTCTTTCTTTGTGGCATTTAATAATTCTTTTGAATCAATGCTTATTTTAATGTTCATTGCTTATATTCTCTTATTACAGCCTCTATGTGATGACTTCCGATACTATCTTCAAATGTATTTACTCCTATTACTTTATATGTCTTAGAAGTATCAACTATTTCATCCCCTTCTTTAATATCAGCTATTTCGCAGAACATTGTATAATCTTTTCCAGTGCTTCCATCTATATCTTCTGAAAATGCTTGTGAATATGGCTGTATTAAGCAATCTATTCCAGTTAAGTAAGTAGCATACTTCTCTTTCTTTGTTGCTGTTATCCCTGTCATTCTATTTGTACTTACTGTTTTGTTGTATCTGTCTTCAATCATATAAAGTTCTGCTTATATTTTCCTAATAATACTAATGCCCTATTGTATGCGTTCCATTGCTCTTGGTTATTATAACTTATTGAATAACTTCCTATTGTTTCAGAGTTTATTCCATTTACTGAATTTTTAGCATTATACATTCCTGCTACTAATACTGTTGCTACAAAAGATATATCGTAAGGTACATTTTTACTATAACCCCATTTAGCAGTAACTCTTATGTTTTGTATTCCAAAGTCAAATATTCTACTTGTTAGTAAAATCTTAGTTACAGGTATGTTTTTTACTGAATAATTATTTGGAAGTAAGATATATCTATCTATTCCGCTTGATGCTACCTCTATAAATGTATTTCCATAAGAATCATTTCCTAATTCTACCTTTTCCACTTCTATACAGTCATCAATTAATAATTCCTGCTTTCCCATTCCATCAAATAGTCTGGCTGAAGCTACTCCGCAAGATGTAAAAGATCTATTTGTATATCCTTCAATATACTCTTGAACTGCTAATATTATATCAGTTAAAGACTTTCCAGTTGATACTCCTAAAAAATCTTCTACTTTCTCTTGTGTTGTATATTCTTTATCTATTGTCATTTTTGTTTATTATATTTTTATCTTTGTTTCTCATCATTCCATCTCTAACCTCTACAACTAATTCAAGATCTTCATCGTTCTGCTTTTCATTAAAATAAAATTTTATTCCGTTTGTTTTGCTTTTGTAAATATATTTGTACATGTGTTTAAGGTCTTATTCAGAGAGGTCATTTCTGACCTCCCCTATAAAAGCTTAACTTACACTGAAGCTACTCCAGTAGAAAGAACTGTAATAGGAAGTTTAAAGCTAGTAATTGATTGCATGTAACCAACTCTTTCAATAAACCTTACAGCCTGTCTATCAGTTGTAATTAAGTTTATATCAGCACCATTAGCTACATTTCTAATTGAACCAGCATCAAATCTTTCAACTCTTAGTCCTCCTTTCTGACCAAAGATACAACCCTTTCTTAAATCTCCGAATAAGATGAAAGGTGTGTCTTCTTGAGTTGTTTCTGAAGCTGTAGGCATAACCTCTACCAACTCAACTGGATAACCCCAAATTGTCATAGGACCATTTTCGCTAGGTCTTTGGAAGATGTAATCGTTTTCACTAGAACTCTTTAACTTTCTAACGATACTCATGATTGTTCTGTTCATGTAGAACTTTGAATTTCCTAATGCTCCAGTAGGAGTAGCATCAATCATGTCTAGTAAATCATCTGCTGTTAAAGAAGCAAATGTAGAACCTATCATTGTTTCAGAGTTTACATCTGAACTATTTAACAAACCTATGAAATTTCCGTATGTTGCTGTTCCATCTCCACAGAAAAATGCTAAATCTTCCTTGTATGCTAATCCTTCAGCAACTCTTTCAGAAGCAAATCTGAATAAATCTAATTCAGTGTCTTCTAATAACTCGTTTGTGAAAGAGATAATTGCGTAAAGTTTCTGTAACTCTAACTCGTTTTGTCCAGATACCCATTGTGTAGATAACATAGAACTTCCTTCTCCTACCCAAGCTACTGTAATATCAGTAACTAACTCGTTTGCTTTATAGTGTCCCTTTGAAAGAGTTAATAATTCAAAGTTTCTTCTTGCAACACCATATAGGGTTTGTAAGTATCTAATTTCTACATCTAACTCTGTATCAATAGTATATCCTGCATATGGAGTAGCTGTTTCATCTGTGGTCATCTCCTTGTTCATTAATGTTTTCAATGACTCAACATCTCCTGATAATACCGCCTTGATACCTTTTCTAAACCTGTCGTTCATTCCTTTTCTGTCAGCTTTTGCTTCAGACGAATAAATTCCAGCATTAGCCTTCATTGCTTCTGCCTGTTGCTCACAGAATTCTTTGAACTTCTTGTTCATGTCCTCTTTAACCCCTTCCATAGCACTGTCAGCAATACTTTTTGCTGATTCTACTATCATCTTTTGAGTTTCCCGTACAAGAACCTTCT